GTGAATGAGGCCAGCCTAGGGAAATTTCGGGACGTTGTTCTGACGCGACTTGCGGCGCTGGAACAGGAGGACGCGCTGGGCCAGCAGGCCCAGGCGACCGTGGAGCTGGATCAGCAGGCGGTGGGGCGGTTGAGCCGGATGGACGCGCTGCAATCCCAGGCCATGGCCAAGGCCACGGCGGCGCGTCGCGGGACCGAGCGTGGGCGGCTGGAGGCGGCACTGGTCCGGATGGATGAGGGCGAGTTCGGCTATTGCGAGGATTGCGGCGAGGAAATCGCGTCGGGGCGGCTGGACATCGATCCCGCCGCGCTGCGATGCACGTCCTGTCAGCGGGGCTAGAGCCCAACCCGTCCAGGGCCTGACCCGGGACCTCTTGCCTGGCGTGTGTACGTTGTGCGGCGAGGACCCGGGTCAAGCCCGGGGCGGGTATTTTCCCGCATTTCCCAAACCGCGCAGGAACATTCCCGCGCCGCTCAGGCCGCCAGTTCCAGCCGTCCGAATGCGCCTGCTCCGAACAGACCCGAGACTTGCGCGACCTGCACCTCGTAAGCCCCCGAGAGCGCATCTGCAGCCCGGTCGGCGGCGGTATAGGTCCAGGCGGGCGACGAAGTGAGGGTTTCGCGGATCACGGCGCTGGATTGCATGACGCGGACCACGTATTGCTCCTGTTCCTCGCCAAGGGGCACGTCCGGCGTGTCCCAGCGGTCACCGTCGATCCGCGTGCGGCGGATCCAGCGCAGATGCAGATCGCCGGCCTCCTCTCGGGCGCGCAGATGCACCGGCGAGAGGGGCCGCAATCCCAGTCCCTCGAAGGCGATCACCGCATGTTGATACGATGGATCGTCCAGCGACCGGCCCGCGGGCCCGATCCGGTAGTGGCGAGCACGGCGGCGCTGGGCGTCGGCCAGGTCGATCTGTTCGGGGATGCCGTCGATCATCACCACATAGCTGCCGTCGGGCCAGGCCGACGATTGGGCCACATCCGTTCCCAGCTGACCACGCAACCGGTGGCTGAGGATATAGGTGTCGGTGTTCACCAGCTGTGCATCGCGGAACTGCATCAGCTCCCAGCCCTCGGGCGTACCATCGCCGATGGCACAGAGGTTGGCCCCGGCCAGAAGGCCGTTTTCATCGGTGCTCTCCAATGCTCCGTGCAACATGCGCACGGTCAGCCCTTCGCCCCGGTCGATCCGGCCCGCGGAACCGGCGACAAGCGGCGTCTCGGTCACACCGATGCGCGCGCGAAGGTCGATCAGCCGGTTGAGCTGATAGTTGGCATCCGCGTCCGAACTGTAGAGCGCGCCGGAGCCGGGCCAGGGGTTGCCGCCCAGCGCGATATGCGGCGCGTGCGGGACTTCGGCCCCGGTCATCAGAGGCAGGTCGAGAAACAACGGAAAGACCGGGACCGGCGGCGAGAAGGGCCGGGTGGCGGGTGGCTCATCCTCGATGTCCACGGGGCGATAGCTTTCGGGCTCGATGCGCACGCCTTCGACCGCCTGCGCGATGCCGACCTGTTCGACCCGGTCGATGCGGAAGCGCCCCGCTCCGCCGTCTTCGCCCAGGGCGATCACGTCGCCCGCGCCCAGATCGAGGTTCGACGGCGGCAGGGTCAGCTTGACCGTGTCGGTGGCCACGCGCGCCTCCGAGAGCCAGCGCTCGACCGTCGCGCGGCCTTCGGCGCGGGTCATGGCCAGTGGCATCTCGGAGGTGGAAACGGCATGGGTTTCATCGTCGGGCAGGATGGCCTCTTCGGCGATCACCTCGAAATCGGCATCGGCCTCGATGAAGCGCAGGCGCACGCGGCCAGCGATCTCGGCGGCACTGGCGCGGGTTTCCTCGACCGTCTCGCCGGTCTTGGGGTCGCGCACCAGAAGCTCGCGGTCGATGGTCGCATCCGCCAGCCCGTCGCGCATCCGGAAGGTGAGCCTGCCGTCGCGCTCCACTGCATCAAAGCCATAACGCAGCATCAGCGGCTGCAGGGCCGAACGGGCCTCGGATATGCTCTCGACCGAGTAGCCGCGCACAAAGCCGTAGAGCCTGGACACGTCGTGATGGGTGAGACCCGAGCGGCGCACGATCTCGTCCACCACCGAAGCGAGCGACCGCCCCGAGGCGCGGCCGGAAATCCAGTGCCCGCGCGCATAGTTCGCACCATCCGCCCATTGCGTCCGGTTGTTGGGAAAGAACGGAAAAGGCCGCGCGTCCCACGCCCAGACATGGGCGTGATCCATGTCGATCATCCGGTCCTCATACTCCGGTGACACGGGGTTGTTGGCCGGGTCGTTCCAGTACTCGGTCATGGCGCGCAGGTATTGCACCTGGATCAGGTCATCGCGGCGTCCCGTGGAATAGTGGGGCAGGGAAGATTCCGACGAGCGGGGATCGAGGAACTTGTTGGGCTGGTTGGTCCCCTTGTCGATGGCAGCGCAGCCCATCTCGGTAAAGCGGATGGGCTTGGAGCGGGGCACCCAGGGCGTCGGGGTTTCCAGGCGGGTGCCGCCGATCCGCTCGTGGTGGCCGTTTTTCCACCAGTTGCGCAGGTCCTTGTAGCGCCAGACCCAGGGTTCGGCCTCGGCCACGTCGGTGATGGGCGTGCGGATCTGCGCCTCGCGGGCCTCGTCGGAATGGTAGTACCAGTCGTAGCCCTCGCCGCCCTCGATGTTGCCCTTGAGGTAGTCCGGGTCATAGATCGCGCCATGGCCTGCGTCGGCATGATCCTCGCCTTCGCGCCAATCGGAAATCGGCATGTAATTGTCGATGCCGATGAAGTCGATGTTGTTGTCGGCCCAGAGCGGGTCGAGGTGGAAATACCTGTCGCCCGAGCCATCCTGTGGCTGGTAGCCAAAATATTCGGACCAGTCGGCGGCGTAGCTGATCCTGACCTCGGGGCCGAGGATCGTGCGGACCTCGGCGGCAAGCGCAATCAGTTGGGTGACCGCCGGGAAGCTGCCGCCCGCGCCGCGGATCGTGGTCAGCCCGCGCATTTCCGAGCCTATGCAGAAGCTTTCGACCCCGCCCACCGCCGCGCAGAGCGCCGCGTTGTGCAGGATGAAGCGGCGATAGCTCCACTCGTCCGGGCCGGAGTAGGCAACCGGGCTGTATTTTACCGCGCCACCAAAGCTGAGCAGCTCCTTGGCGCCATTTGCGGGGCCTGTGGGTGCGGGGTTCTGGATCACGGGTGTGATCGCGAAATCCGAGGCCGAGGCGGTGCCGAAGAACGCGGCCACCTCCGTCTCGGCGGCGGCGGTGCCGTCGGGGCTGCCCACGCGGCCGGGCGCCACCGAGAGCGTGATGCGTCCGCGCCACGGCAACGGCGGCTGGCTGAGCGCATCGCTGTATGGGTCCGACAGGAGGTTGCTGTCGGTCTGGTCCATCAGGATGAAGGGATAGAACATCACCTCCTGGCCGGATTGTTGCAGCCCGAGGATGGCCTCGACCACCGCCGCGTCTGCAGGCGTGCCGCCATAGACCAACGCGTCGTCGTCATGTTTGGGAACGTTAAGTGCTGCAAGGCGCGTGAGACCCGAAACCTGCCACGGCATGTTCGGGCTTTCATAGGTCTGCTGTTCGACCTTGGGACGCAAAGAGGTCTGGCCACAGCGCAGGTCGTCGCCGAACCAGCTGACCACCAGCGACGTCGCCCTGCAATTCGGCAGCTCACTCACCATGGCGTCGATGGCGGTGGAAAAGTCCGACCGGCCGGACGGTGAATTGACATTGGCCAGCCCCGCCGCACCTGGTCCGAAATTCATCGACACGGGGCTTGTGGCCAGAGCGTATTCGCCGCTTCCGGGCAGGAGCGCCACGGCCTTCACGCCATGTGCCGGGTCCAGGTCGAACCTCGGCTGATCGGGCTGCGCGGGACGCGTGACCTCGAAGGTGAACTGTGGCACGCGGTTGCCAAAGGGGTCCAGTTCGAGGTCCTCGATCACGACATAGGCCGTTCCGCGATACGCCGGAACGGTGCCTGCGCCCTCGACCGCCTCGATCCGGGGATCGGGCAATTGATCGTCCGTGCCGCGGTAGATGCGCATGTTCAGGCTGTCGGCGGCAATCTCGTTGCCATCGGCCCAGACCCGGCCGACATGGGTGATCTCGCCTTCGCAGATCGCGATGGCCAGGCTGACCGAGTAGCTGTAGCTGCGCCTTGTGGGTTGTTTGGGACGGCTGCCTTTGCCACCGCCGCCGCCGGACACCGTGACGTTCTGGAGAAACTCGGTGGCCCAGATCACCTGACCCGCAATGCGCATCCGGCCCTGAACCTGTGCGATCGCGTCCCCTTCGCCCGCGCCGGTGAGACGCAGGCGGTTTGCCCGTCCGGTTTCCACGACATCCGAGCCCTGGCCCATCAGGCGCTGATCTATGGCGCGGCCGATGAGGCCACCGGCAAAGCGCCCGACAGCGGTCATCGACAGGCCAAGGACCGATCCGCCGACCGATCCACCGATTGCCGCGCCTGCGGCCGAAAGAAGAATTGTCGCCATCAGAACGTCTCCTCAGGAAATGAAAACCGGGCCACGATGCGCCGCCGCCAAGGTGTGCTGAGCGGGCTTTCGACAACCGCGTGGCCTGAATAGGCGTGGATGAAGCTGGCGTTTGCGCCGACGCCTCCTGCCACGCCCACATGCTTGGCCACCGAACCGGCGCGCATCCGGAACAGAAGGATGTCTCCCGGGGCCTCGTCGTTCAGTGGTTTCGGGATCAGGTGACGCCGTGCGGCGGCCCAGAGCTGTTCGTCGCCGGAGGGTTCGGACCAGTCCATCGAATAGGTGGGGGGCGTTTCCGGCTCGGCCCCCAGCACATCGCGCCAGACCCCGCGCAAGAGGCCCAGGCAGTCGGTTCCGGCCCCTTTGGTCGAGGCCTGGTGTATGTAGGGCGTACCGATCCAACCGCGGGCGGCGGCAACGATTCTGTGCTGTAGCTCTGTCATGAGCGGCGGCTCCCGCCCGAGAGGTTTCCGGCCTTGGAGGGATCGGAAATCGTCCAGTCATCGCCGGGAATATCCGGGAAGCCCTGGAAATTGAGAAAGTTCTGGAACTTCTCGCGGCAGGTCACGCCGCGCTTGTCACATCCTGCCTCCAGGCGCAGCATGTCGCCCGGGGCGATTGCCGCCCGGATCGGGTGCCAAAGCTCGATCACGCGCCTGCCGTCCTCGACATAGTCACGCTTTATTGCGCCCTTGAGGTCATGGGCGGCCCCGGAGATCATGCACAGGCGGCCATGCTGGAACCAGCCATCTTCGAACCCGTCAAAGACGTCAAAGCGGAAGATGCGACGGTCCTCGACCCCGTCCACGGCGCGCTCTGTCACATAGCCCGGCGAGGTCATGTCAAAGCCGCAGGCCCTGTCGCCCAGAACCGCCGAGCAGGGTTTCTGATAGACCCGGCCGAGCGGACGGTTGAGCGCATCGGTGAGGCCGCGCAATTCGGCCTCGAACCCGCCCGCGGCGCGGCGCAGCTCGCCGATGCTGCCACGAAACTGCAACTGACGCTGCTCCACATCTGCCCAGTTCACCAGCCAGGCACGCACCTCGGCCATGTCATAGCGCCCCGCCTCGATGTCCTCCTCGCGGATCGCGGCATCGTTGAGCGCGCCCAGCGCCTCGGTGTTGTCCACCGACAGGCCGGTGGATTGCTGCAAGGCCAGCGCGCTGAGACCGGTATCGGCCCTGAAGTCGATCCCCTCGAAGCTCAGCATGAGGTCGTGATCGGTAAAGCCCAGCACTACGCCGTCCGACCGGCTGAGCGCCCAGCATCGGCAGGTGGTGGTCACACCCGTTTCCAGATGCGCCCTGAGCCCCTCATTCAGCCCGCTCATACCCGGATCTCCACCACCGGCACATTCGGCACGTCGCCGGCCTGGAAACTGGCCATGCTGGTCTGAATGCGGTCCGTGTCAAAGCGGACCGGCACGTCAAATTCGAACCCGGCCGTGATCCGAAGACCGGCATTGGGCGGGTGGGCGAAGGTGACGAGGCCGGTGGTGGTGTCCACTTCGTAATGGATGCCCTCCTGTTGTTCATCGTCATCCAGCCCAAGGCGGACGGTGCCCGCCACCGGCTTGGTGATCGGACGGGCATAGCTTTCGTCGCCCGAACGATAGGTCTTGATCAGCGGATAGGCCGCCGTGACATCATCTCCGATGGCAATGATCTGGTCGCGGTAGTCGGGATCGGCCAGCGCCGGGCCGGATTTGTAATCCGACCAGTCTTTCCAGCGAAAGCCGAAGATCTGGCCCTGGCGCGCCTCGAAGAAGGCGATCAGCGTCTCGATGTCATCAAGCCCGCGCATGGCCACGCCGGCATCATAGCGGCGGCGCGAATGGGCCCAGGGCGTGTTGCGTTCCTCGAAGCCGTTGGCCAGCGTGACCACGTCGGTGTACCGTTCGGGCCCCCCGACCGAGCCGAAGCTGAGATTGGCCGGAAAGCGTATTTCGTGAAAACCCATGATCCGTCTCCCCTCTGGTTAGCGGTTGCGTTGGCCGCGCCCTATGGCCCGGCCCAGCTGTGCCGCGATCTGGCCCTGGCTGCGTTGAAATCCGGCGGCGTCCGGGGTGGAGACGTTCATCACCACGTTGACCGCGCGCCCGCCACCTGCGCTGCGCACGCCCAGCTTGCCATCGGCACCACGTGCCAGCGGCATGATCGCCTCGGGGCCGGCCTCGCCCATCAGCCCGGTGCCGCGCCGCATGGGGAAGGTGACGGGGCCATTGACGACGCCGCCATTGGCGAAGGGCATGACGCGGCCCTGGGAAAAGCTGCCGCCCTTCTCGAATTTGAAGAGCCCGCCCACGAGGTTGCCGACGCCATTGGCCAGAAGGCCGCCCACCTGATCGGTCACGGGCTTCACGGCGGCGTTGAAGGCGGTGTTGATCATCGAATTGGCCAGCGACCTGAGCGAGGTCGACAGGCTGTCGCCATCCACGACCGCGCCCTTGATGGCCCGCCGCAACCCGGTGCTCAGGCCACGATCCAGCGTTTTCACATCCTGACCGGTGCGCTCGAACGAGCCCCGCACGCGGGTCATTTCCGAGTTGAAGGCCGCGGCCATCTCCGTGGCCTCGCCCATCGTGCCGTCAAGCGCGTCGATCTGTTGATCGAGCTCTCCGAGGCGTTCAAGATCGTCCATTGTCGGTCCCTCCATTGAGATCGGGATATGCGTTCATCAGTTCCTCGAGCCGGTCCCGGCCCAGTGGCTTTTCGCCGGACCCCTGACCCAGCATCAGCGCCAGTTCGGCCGGGGTCAGCGCCCAGAAATCGGCGGGCGTCAGGCCCAGCCCGTTCAGCCCCGCCCGCATCAGGTCGGGCCAGTCAAAGCGCGTCATTCTTCATTCGGCAGCGCGAAGGCGCGCGTCAGAAGCGCGGCCGCCGCACGGGCCGCGCCCACCGGGCCGCCCTCGATCTCGGCCGTCATCAGCTCAGACGCGTGCCCCTCCCATCCGCCACCCCTGAGCCCGGCGACGATCAGCGCGAGTACGTCGCGGGTGGAGAACTGCGCCGTCTCGAAGCGCTCGACCAGGTCCACGAGCGACCCGGCCTTGAGCCCGGTCTCGAGCTCGGCCAGCGCGCCCAGCGTGAGCTTGAGCACATGCCGTTCACCATTGATCACCAGCGCCACTTCGCCTGCCCAGGGGTTGGCCATGGCGATCAGACCGGCGTGAAGAGGAGGGCACCGGCGGAGCTGAGCGATATCTCATAGGTCGCCTCGCCGTCATGGGTGCCGGCATATTCGATCGAGCTGACCTGAAAGGCACCCTCGACTATGCCGAAATCCGGGATCACGATCTGGAAATCCGGTGTCTCGCCGTCAAAGAAGACCTGGCGCACACGCTCATCCGAGCCTTCGTCGCGGAAGATGCCCGAGCCGCTGATGGCGGCGGATTTCACGCCTGCGCCGCTGAGCAGTTCGCGCCAGCCGCCCTGGCTTTCGAGCGAGGTCACATCGACGCTTTCGGCGTTGAAGCTGATCCGCGTGGCGCGCAGCCCCGCAACCGATTGAAAATTTCCGTCACCAGTGAGGTCAACCTTGACCAGCAGGTCCTTGCCATTCTGAACAGCCATATCTCATGTCTCCGAAGTTGAAAAAATCAGGGGGTGTCGTCGATCCGCGCGCGGAAGGTGAGGTCGATCCGCCGCAAGTCGGCGGAGCCTTCGCGGCGCGCCCGCGCACGGGTGAAGTTGAGTGCCGAGAGCCGGCCCCGGCTCAGCACCAGCGGCGCGTCGATCAATGCGTCGCTGATCGCCGTCGCCACTTGCTTGGCGGCGTGAAACCCGGCGCCATCGGTGACCACAGAGATGGTCACCCGATGCCAGGCCCCGTACCCGCTCCGATCGCTGGCCGCGCGGGCGTCCTCGGGACCAAGGGTCACGTAGGTCTGGGGCAGGGTGCCCGCGGGGATCGCGTCATAGATCGCCGCGCCGACCAGGGACGCCAAGGCGCCGTCGTTGATCAGCCGGTCATAGATTGCCGTCTGCAGGGCGTGGGATGCTCCATAGCTCATACGGCCACCTCCTCTTCGCAATAGCAGGTCAGGAACCGGCCCGTCGGGTCGCGCTCGGCCACGGACTCGATGCGAAACACGCGGGTGCCGTCGCGAAAGCGTTGTTCGGGCGCGGGGCGTGACGGGGCACCAAAGGGCGCGGCCCGGACGGTGATGCGGTACGCCGTGTTCGACAGCACGACGCCGCCGCTCATCGCCTCGCGCCCGGCGCGGGCTATCACCTCGGCCCAGAGCGTGCCGCGCTCGACCCAGGTCTCGGTAAAACCACCCGCGCCATCGGCCACACGGTCGGGGGCCTCGAGTGCGAGCTTGCGGTTGAGAGTGACGCGCGCCATCACCGCGATCCTCCACCCAGCAGCCGTACGGTACGGTAGCGCTCGATCAGGCTGGTTACACCAAAGGGCATCTTGCCATCGGCCAGCGCGGTTTCGTTGCGGTGCTCGTAAAAATGCGCGGCCAGCAACAGAACGGCCTGGCCCAGATCGGCCGGAAGGTTGCCCCAAACGGGCGCAAATCCGGCGACAAACCGGATGTCCGCGGCGCCACCCGGCGGGATCACCGGCAGATGCGCGCCCGTGGGCGCGATGGTGGGCCGCTGCATGTCGGGCCGAAGCTTGTAGAGCGCGGGATCGACCGTCTCCTGGTCGTCCATTCGGTCACGCAGGACAAAGCTCAGCACGAGGCTGACAGGGGCGACCGGCAGGGCCAGCTCGCCAAGGTCGCGCCACCGCGTCAGCTCCCACGAAAATTCGCGTTCAATCAGGATCTTGCCGGTCCGGGCTTCGATCGTTGCCAGCGCCGCGCGCAGGAAGCTCTCGAGCACGGCATCCTGGACGTCGTCATCCGAAAAACCTGTGCCGAGGCGAAGATGCGCCTTGAACTGATCCACCGGCAACGCGGCCTGCGGTATGGCGGTTTCTTCAATAAGAATCATGGATTTACTCCGAAATTCCCGGACCCCTCCGGGGTGAAGGCGCGCGCGGCCCCGCGTTGCTCGGACGGAGGGGAGCAGCTGGACAACGCAGGTCTTGAAAAGGCAGCGCGCGCCCGGGACGAGGCCAGGCCCCGCCCCATTCGCGCGTGTCTTACGAGACGGCGAATTTCAGCAGCTTGATCGCAGCATAATCGCTGACGTCGCCACCCACGCGCTTGGTCGCGTAGAACAGGACGTGGGGCTTGGCGCTGAACGGGTCACGCAGGACACGCAGGTCCGGGCGCTCGGCCACGGTGTAGCCTGCCGAGAAATCGCCAAAGGCCACCGAAAGCGAGTCCGATGTGACGTCGGGCATGTCCTCGGCGATCAGCACCGGGTAGCCCATCAGCCGCGCAGGCTCACCGGCGGCCAGACCATCCGACCACAGGAAGCGGCCATCGGCGTCCTTCATCTTGCGCACCGCACCGGCGGTTTTCGAGTTCATCACGAAACTCGCATTGGCGCGGTACTCGGCACCCAGCGCATAAACCAGATCGACGATTTCGTCGGCACCGGAGAAATCGCCATCGGTGCCGGTGGGCACATAGCCCAGGTTGCCCCAGGTCCATACGTCATTGTCCACGGTGGTCTTGGTCAGGAAACCGGTGGGCTTGTCCACGCCGTCGCCGCCGACAAAGGCCGCGGCTTCGGCGCGGGCGAACTTGTCGGCGATACGCCCGGCAAGCCAGCTTTCCACGTCGAATGCGCTGTCATCCAGCAGACGCTGGCTGGCCTTGGGCAGGGCGCTCAGCTCGTGCAGCGGAATCGTGATGCGGTCGATCATGGGCGTGCCGGTCTCGACCGTGGCGGCGGCTTCGGTGGCCCAGCCATGGCCCATCTCCGTGTGGTCGATCAGCACGTCAAAGGACGTCGCCTCAACGCTTACCACGTTGGCGATGGCCCGCACGGAGGCGGTGGAGGACAGCGTCGACTTGATCGTCTCGGCGGTTTGCGGATCGACGAGATAGCCGCCATCGGCCGCCACCGAGGTCGAAAGCGCCTTGCCTTCAAGCTCGAGCCCGCGCAGGGCGTCGTCATCGCCCGAGCGCAGATAGGCGTTGAACGCTTTCTGGTGCGGGGCTTCGATTTCAGCGGCGCTGGCCAGAACGGGGCGCGCGGCGGTGATGGATTTGCGTTCAAACATGGTCAGTTTCTCTTCCTGTTGCTGAAGTCTGGTGTGGATGTCGGACTGGAAGTCCTTGAAGTCGGTCATGAACCCCGCCATGGCGGACTTCACCTCGGCCACCGGAGACAGATCTTCTCCGGTCCGAGAGGTTCCCTCGGTTTTGCTCATCACATGGTCCTGTTTGGTTGAGGTGGTGGTCCCAGGCGCTACTGCATTTGCGCCAACTCCCGGCGTGCGTCCCTGATGGTCGCCGCCAATTCACGCAGGTCGGACGCGTCCAGGCTGTCGCCCTTGGCCCCGATCCGCGCACTGGGCAGCATCGGGAAGGTCACAAGCGACACCTCCCACAGCTCCAGTTCCTGCAAGAGCCTGTGGCCCTTGTCGTTCTTTGTCGCCCTGATGGTGCGATAGCCGATACTCAGCCCGTCGATGGCCCTGGCCGCGATCAGCGCCGCGGCCTCGCGGGCGCGGTCGACGGTTTCCAGAAGGCGGCCTTTGACATAAAGCCCTCGGGCGTCTTCGCGCACCTCGTCCCACACGCCGATGGGCTCGGCTGGGTCGTGCTGCCAGAGCATCTTGACCTGGCGACCATCCGATTTCAGGCGTTCCAGCGATCTGCAATAAGCGCCGGGCTGAACGATGTCGCCGCCCTGATCCGCGTTGCCGAAGAAACTGGCATAGCCTTCGATGACCATCCCGTCGGCGACAGTGACGTCGTCGCCTAGCCGGCAGAACTTGTGCTCAAGACCTGTATCGATCGTCATTGTTCAACTCCTGACTGGGGATTGCCCCTGAAAATGTTGCGATTGTCATCTCTTTCGGATGGCAGTTTTGGTTTGCATTGCGTTACACGCCCAGAAAACTGCCCTGCATGGCAAAGGACATGAAGCCGCCAAGGATGGCCGCGATGATCAGCCAGACGAGCCGCGAAATGTGGCCGTCGATCCTGTCGAGCCGCCGCCCGATCTCGTTGAAACGTGCCTCGATGAACTTACGTTTTTCCTCGCTGACCGCGCGGTCGGTTTCCATCTTCGCCAGCAGGGTTTCCACCGACGCCAGGCGCTTCTCGAAATGCCGAAACATGGCCTGGCTGCTCTCGAACGGCACATAAGGGGTCTCGATCGTGCGTGGCGCCGTCTGGTTTGAGGTCATGCGCTGTCATCCTCTGCGGGCAGGCCCAGCATGGCGCGTTTCTCGGCCCGGGTCAGGAAATCGGCCGTGGCCACCCTGTTCCACTGCGCATCGCGCTCGGCGGCCAGGGCCGGAACCTGATCGAGATCCGGTTTGAACTCCAGCGCCTCGCCGGTGAATCCGGCCAGCCATTCCGACACGCCTGCCGTAACCCTTGCGGCCAGCGGCAGAACGGTCAGCCGGTAAAAGGCGCGGTTGGCCTCCTGATAATTTGCGTAAGTGGCGTCGCCCGGAATGCCCAGCAGCATCGGCGGCACGCCAAAGGCCAGCGCGATCTCGCGTGCGGCACTTTCCTTGGTTTTCTGGAATTCCATGTCCGAGGGGCTGAACCCCATCGGTTTCCAGTCCAGCCCACCCTCGAGCAGCATCGGGCGGCCTGCGTTGCGCGCACCCTGGTGATGGCTTTCCATCTCGCTGACGAGCCGGTCATACTGATCGGTGCTCAGGCTGCCCTGACCTTCGGCCCCGCGATAGACTATGGCGCCTGAAGGCCGCGCCGCATTGTCCAGCAGTGCCTTGGACCAGCGGCTGGCGGAATTGTGCACGTCGACGGCCTGGGCCGCGGCCTGAAGCGGCGAAAGACCATAGTGATCGTCCTGCGGATGGAAGCTCTTGAGGTGACAAACGGCCGGCTGGCCCTGGCTGACGTCGAAGCGGTGCTTGCGGCCTGCGACGCTGTATTCGTAGCCGACAGGCCAGCCATCCGCGCCGGGGATCACATTCATCCGGTCCGAGCGCAGCACATGAAGCTCGGCCGGCACGCCGTCGATGCCGCCGACGGCCTCGACATAGCCGTTGCCGGTCAGAAGCAGCTGGCCATAGAGCGCCTCAAGCAGCTCGGCCCGGCCCTGTGCGGGGTTTGGACGCCGGATCAGGCCCAGCAGAGGGTGTTCGGCATAGCGCTGCGCATTGTCCTGCAAGATCAGGGGCAAGGCCGCGGCGGCCTCGGCTACCATCTTGACACAGCGAAAACCGACGGGATTGCCGCTGAACCCGGTGCGCGTCAGGCTGACCGTGTCACGCGGGCTCCAGGCCACGCGCCCGGCACCGTGCCAGGCCATGACCGGCCCGGTCGCGCTGGCTTTCTGCTCGGGCGTTTCTGCCGCTGCGTTCGTCTGGCGAAAGAAGTCGAGGATCATTCGGAACTACTCCTTTGAGGGCCGGACAGCAGGGCCCGCCCGGTTCGATGTGCATCACACCCCTAAAAGTTTAAGAAATCTGAATCACACCGCGCGGACCCGCGGACGCCGCCATTTGCCGGCCGGTTCAACGATCAGTTCATGCAGCGCCCAGACCAGAGCATCGACCCGGTCGGGGCTGCCGCGGCCTTCGAAACCGTGGATGGTCATGGCGCGCATCTGGTCCTCGAGCCGATCGAGATCATGCACATGACGGACGCGGCCCTGTTCGTACAAGGCGGCGACGGGTTCGGCCCGCGCCACCTTGCCCCGCGAGGCATGAACCGCGCGATAGGGCACGGTGGGATCGACCTGACGGATGACCGTCTCGACCAGATCGCCGCCCTGGTTGACCTCGGCGACAAGTTTCTCGGCCCCGAACTCCTCCATGGCGCGGATTGCGGCCTTGGCCCAGCCCGACGGGCTTGTGGCACAGACCGAACGATCTGCGAGCACATAGGCGCGCCAATCCTGCACAGGCCCCTCGGCGAGGACGCCCGCCACGACGATCCCGCACTCGTCGGATTTCGCGTTGCCGGTGACGGGCGGGTCCACGGCGACCACGACCCGCGTCAGGTCGGGCACATGGTCGACACGCGCCTCATCCAGAAGCCGCAAGGTCCAGAGCGCGCCTTCGGTTTCCTCCAAAAGAACGCCGTCCAGCTCCTGCCGCCCCAACCGGGTGCCGGCATAGCGCGCGCGCACTTCTTCGAGAAAACTTTTGGCAAGGTAGGCGCGATTGGCCTCGGTCGGGGCCTGTGTCACGACCGTGGTGTTCAGCGCGAGGATGTCCTTGAGCACCGACACGTTGCGCGGTGTGGTCGTGATACAGACCTGAGGATGCTCGCCCAGGCGCAGGGTGAAGTTCAGCATGTCCCACGTGTCCTGCGCCTTTTTCCACTTGGCCAGCTCATCCACCCAGGCGGCATCGAATTGCGGCCCACGCAGCGCCTCGGGATTATGCGCCGAGAAGAGCTGAGCCTCGGCCCCGTTCGGCCAGACCAGCGTCTTGCGTGTGGATTGCCAGTCGGGCCGGCGGTCGGGCGGTGTGCAGGCCATGATACCGCTTTCGCCAAAGACCATGACTTCGCGCACCTGGTCGATCGTCTCGCCTACCAGCGCCACACGTTTGCATCTGCCGGGATCAAGGGGACGCGGGCCCTCGACGATGCTGCGCACCCATTCGGACCCCGCGCGTGTCTTGCCCGCGCCGCGCCCGCCCATGATGACCCAGTTCTTCCAGTCGCCGGCCGGCGGGAGCTGATGCTCGAAGGCCCAGAACTCGAAGAGATAGGGCAAGGCCAACAGGTCGCTGCTGCTCAGGTCATTCAGAAAGGCCGTCTGCGTTTCGCGCCCTTCGGAGACGATCCAGTCGGCTGCTGATTGAATGCCGCGCGGCTTCGAGGTCGAGTGTGTTGCAAGCGGCACCGTGCGCTTCGTTTCTTTTCCGTCTTTCAA